AATTCCAGTTCTGACTACAAGCAGTGGGTGCAAGTGCTGTCAATTATCTAAACACCATTGCTCAAAATATCCTTACCAATACAAGGCTAGGTACAGGTGTTACTTTATTGTATCAGACCAGTGTTGTTCAGTACACTAACTCAACACTCACCGGCGGTGCCAGTGGATTTATTAACGCATCAGCTGTTACAATTTCATCATCAGTTGCAGCCAACATCGCAACAATAGTTGGATACATCAATGGTTCTACCGCGGCCATAACATTGCCAACTGTGGCAAATGCTGGCCAAACATTAAGAAATATTAGAACTGCAATACAATTACAAAAAACAGGCGTTACATTTACTGGATCCATTGCTGTAAACACGTTGACTATATCCAGTGCCATTTCAGGAACGTTTGGTGTTGGGGATACTGTGACTGGTACTGGAGTCAGATCAAATACCAAAGTTGTCAGCGGTGCTGTGACATCATGGTTGGTCAGTGGTGCTCAACAGTCTGTGGGAGCAGTATCAATGACCACTGGATTGGTTGTTGGTGTTACAAATTACATCAGCTCTGTTAATTTCATTATCAGCGATAATACCACAGTTACAAATAACAATATCACCAATTTGTTTAACGGTATTAAATCACTGTTGTCATCTGGCATTGCCAGCAGAACTACTCCAAACTATGTGAGCCCAAGTGGATTGGCCAATGCTAATCAACAAGCCCAATACACATTGCTGGCAAACATACCATTCTTGGAAAAAGAATTTACTTCTTGGATTTCAGTAAACTATCCTTCAACCACTATAGATATTGCCAGCACACGACGAGCTGTGAGATATGTGATTGAAGCCTTGGTGTATAACTTGACATATGGTGGAAACAATGCTGTTGTTGCATCTGCTCAATCATTTATACAATCTGCAAATGCAGTTGGAGCTGGTCTCAAGAGTATCCATGTTGCTGCACTAACATACTTACAGGGCATAATCAATTCAAACATCATTGGCAATAGTCCAGTTACAAATCCAAGTCTGGGCAATTATATTGCAATCACTGGTATCACTACTGGTGTTGGCAGCAACGGCTCTGGCTCTGGCAGTTATGTAAGATTGTCATTTGCTGACCAAGGATCGTCGCCGTACACTGTCGGTCAATCCATCACAGTAAAAGGTTTAACACCAAGTGTTTATAACACAGCTGACGGTAGCAGTGTTTCAGTTACTGGTGTTGGCGCAACATTTGTTGTGTTTGCCAACAGCAACACCAGTACAGTTGGATTTGTTTCTGGTGTTGGAAAAATAACCACACAAGTACAATTCACCGGATGGGCACCTGCTATTGGGGTCAATACTGGAACTCAACCCACTAATTATTTTACTACTGGAAACTTGTTTACTGAAGTTGCTATTATTGTGGGAGCAGATAGTTTTTCAATTACTCTCAACGGCACTGTGTCTTCTATTAATACATTTACCACATCAGGCCTAGATGTAATTGAAGTGGCATATGCAATTGCATATCCTGCAATCACTGTGCCATCTCCGTATTCTGCAACATATGTTAACACACGATCTATTATCAATACAAATGCCACCAGCATTGCGTTGGCTACAACAAAGTATCTTGCTACCACATACACAGGTGGTTTCAACTACGACGAATCTATTTGCTACAGAGATATTGGATTAATTGTTGATGCAATTAGTATTGACTTGAAAGTGAACGGAACTTATCAAAGTATCAATGCTGGTAAGAGTTATTACAAAAGTGCCAGTGCTAGACTAGCTATTACAACTCAGTTAACCGAAACCCTTGACAGTCTTACTTTTGCATTTGGCGACGGTAGTGGTAGCAACACTGGATTGATATACGAAGTTCTAAATCAAAATACCAGCACTGCTCGTTACCAATTATTGGTTACACAACAGACCAACGCCACACTGGGTACCAGTTATGCTCCCACTGGCACTGCCATTGACGATTTCACTAGTAAATTTAATATTATAAGAAATATCATTGTTAACGGCCTAGGTGCAGCACCAGTTATCAACACCAGTACGTATGGTACTGGCTATTACTCTATAACATTCACAAATGGCGGTCAGGGGTTTGTTGATCAAGGCACTCCTGGCATTGTACACATTATCCCAGACAAGATTTTGGTAGGTATTACGTCAAACGCTTCTGGTAGAATTATATCCTACTCTTCCGGTAATGAAAACGGTGGCCTTCCTGTAGACACCATTACCATGAATTTGACTCAGCCTGGCTTTTTCCAAGTGGGTGAAGAAATAGAATACGGTGAAACAGTTGCAAATATCAATATAACAATATTTGTTGAAAGCGGTATTTACTACGAAGATTTACCTATCAAGATTCCTGCCAACGTGACCATATCAGGAGATGACTTTAGACGCACTATCATTCGTCCTCTGAATCGCATTAGTCAAAGTCCGTGGCGCGGCACGTTTTTCTTTAGAGATGCTGTAATCGATTCATTGCAGGTGGGATTGCTTGATTATGCCAACACTGATTATGCTGCAACTTCCAATACCACACTGGCCATTGCCAGTACAACTGGATCGTTCACAGCCACACTGGGAAATAATGTTCAAGCACCTGCGTCGTGGCAAGGACTTGTTGTAACTGAAGCTGTTTACACTATTGGCAATGCAGTGTTTAACACCAGCACAGGGCGAGTAACATTCTACTTCACCAACATAAGTGGCAGCACACTTACATCCAATCCGTTCTTATTGATTTCTACCATAAATGTAGAAAGCATGATACCTATTGAATACAGTGCCACTTACACAATAAACAGTTATTCTATAGGCAACACAGTTGTTAGTAATGGCAACGGTGCATTCAGTTACACCAATACAACGACTGTGCCTTTACAAGTTGGTTATAAAGTGGTTGTTACTGGAGTACTGTCCGGAACTGGATCCATTACAGGATATGTAGACGGAAATACTTATTACATCATATCCACAAATGGCAACACCACATTCACATTGTCTGCCAGCCTAGGCGGAGCTGCCATCACTACCACATCTGGCAGCATGACTGGATTGAATTTCAATGTAAATGCAGTGCTCAATGGCGTGGCTGCAGTGTCTGTGACAAACTTCAATATCACAACTGCTGTTTCAACCTACGGTTATATCACAATTGGTAAAGCTGTTATCAACACTGTCAGTGGTAATATATTAAATTGCACAACTATCTATCCGTTCACATCAACACAAGTGTATGCTGCAAACAACTGGCACATTTACGGATCAATAAACTACGGACGTCATTATTTGACTAATCCGCTGGATCCAAACAGCACACCGTTGAACAATAGAGAAATCGATATGTTCCTGTGCAATGATGCTACTCGTATTAAACAACTAACTATTCAAGGCATTGGCGGCTTTTCAATGGTGCTGGACCCAACTGGTCAAATCAAAACCAAATCACCATATGCGCAAGAAGGTGCAGTTTTCAGTGGCAGCACAAACAGCAAACGATTTGCAGGTGGTTTGTTTGTAGACGGCTTTGCAGGAAGATTATTTGGAAATATCATCAATGTACAAAGCATTGGTAGTAGAGCAGGATTATCAGTGTCTATCCAAGGCACAGTAAACAGTGGTTTAGAATTGCGTCAGCCTGAGACTCCTTGCGCTTTCTATCTACAAGGAGAGCGATACCAAGTCAACAATGTCACTAGTTACAATGCTGCAGCCACAATAACGACATCCTCATATGTGAGTGGCGGTGCACCAGGTGCAAAAACTTTAACAATTACCAGCAACAACATACTGGTAGGAGTTGGTCAATACATTGTGGGTACTGGTGTTGCCAACGGAACATATATAACAGCAATTAATGGCAATGTACTGACATTGTCGGCGGCAATAGTCTCGCAAGCAGTTGGAACATACACTTTTAAAGCTCCGCAAATAACTGTGACATTGGATGTGGCAACACCGTTTGCTCCTACTAAGATTTATAGTAGTGCAGCATTTGCTACTAATTTAATTAACATTGTTGACGCGGTAGCATACGATTCAGTGTTTGGATCAAATTATCAAAGCATTAAACAAGGTTTGATTTATTTGTCGCCGCAGAATCGTGTGGCCACAACCGCACAATTACTAGTCACAAGAGGGTTGACTTATTCTTCAACTTTACTCAATACACTGAGTTTGCAGTCAGGCACAGCAACATCAATCACAGCAAATCTAAACGTCATTACCAGCATTATCAAAACTAGTTTGATACCTGCTATAACATATCCAGATCCAGTGGGAGTGTTAGCCACTGTGTCAAATGCCAGAAAGATTTTGACACTCAACAAACAGTTTGTGCAAGCTGAAATTTCAGCTTGGATTTCTAACAACTATATTACTTCTGGTTTAATAGCATTTTCGGCAACAACAATCCAAAGAGATGTTGGTTACATTGTTGATGCTGTAGCATATGATTTGTTGTACGGCGGCAACAGTTCGGTATACGATATTGCCCAACTGTTCTTTGCCAACGGCATTTCACTATTGGCCACCAATACACAAGTTTATCTAGCCTCATTTGTTCGTTTAAACACTGTAGTAAGACAAGTCATACAAAATCAAACAGTCACGCCATCTAGCGGTAACTTGATAATACAAAATACCACAACACATGCGGCGGCAATAGAAACTTTAACTACTGTGGTTATTGGTGCAAGCGGCACATTTACATGTTCAGCAGCTCCTGCTCCGTTGGCTGTTGGTGGAGCCATCACAATTAGCGGCAGTAACAGTGGCAGCGGCACTGTGGCCAATGGCACTTATTTTATTACCGCAACCAACGGTTCAACCACATTCACATTGAGTGCTACAGTGGGCGGTGCAACAATTTCAACAGTTGCAGGTACTCCTACTGGATTGGTATTCACAACCAGCTCAGAAGCGCAAACAATCAGTAAATTGATTGCTGACTTGATTGACTATGTTGCAGAAGGACGATACGATAATGATGTTGTGGGCACAGTAACAGCGGGTAGTACAGCTGTCACTGGCCTGTCTGATAATCCAAACTTAACTGAAGGTGTCACTGTGACTGGAACAGGAATACCAGCTAGCACAACAATCAGTAATATAAACTTTTCAACTGGCACAGCAACATTAAGTAATCCTGCAACAGTTACATCTGTCAGTGTGGCAGGAAATAACATTAGTGGAACTGTTATAACTATTGTTGGTGCGGCCAGCGCCACACGTATTACACCAACAATAACTGCACAATCAACCAGTGCGATTACTGATTTTTATAAATTGGTAAACAACAAAATTGGCAGCACCAATGCTGTGTATTCGAGCGGCGGTGGTGTTGGCACAAGTACACTGGTAGTACAAACAAGTGCATCTGGATCATTGACTGGAGTGTCTGTTACCAGCACAACTGGTGCATTTTTGTGCACCAGTGCTAGATTAATTTTAGGCAACACCGTTACAGTGACTGGCACCAATTCAGGCACTGGTGCTATCAACGGATACACCTCAGGCGCGGTGTATTATATTATTGAAACTAATGGCTCAACCACATTTACACTGAGCGCAACACTTGGTGGATCAGCTGTGGTATCCACAGCTGGAACATTAACAGGTTTGACATTTACGCAAGCGGGCAGTGTTGCAGGATTGTTGCCTGGTATGAGTGTTACCGGAACTGGTGTGCCAGCTGGTACCAGCATTGCCAACACATACCTAACATCAAGCTCAACAATACCACTGGTCAGTAGCACAACTGGTTTGGCTGTGACGTTGACTTCACAAGCTGCTGGAACTTATACATTTGGTACTTCTAGTATCAATGTAGGAAATACCACAGTCAATTACATCAATTCTGGCGCTGGTATCGATATCAATATTGAAATGGGCGGTAACAAGTCCATGCTGAGCAATGACTACACATTGATTTGCGATTTGGGATATGGTATCATTGCAACCAACGGTGCAGCCATTGAATCAGTAAGTGGATTTTCATATTACTGTTATGTCAGCTACTGGTCACTGAATGGCGGACAGGCAAGAACGGTTGCTGGTTCCAGCGCATACGGTGTTTACGGTTTGAGAGCAAGTGGAAGTGATGTGACTGAGTTGGCCAATGCTGTTAACTTGGCCAACGACATGGTACAGGTGGCCACAGTGTATAAGCAAGGCACACTGGCCAGTTCACAAACCACAGCGGTTAACCAAAATTTAACTGTTTATATAACAAACTATTCGTATGCACCTCAGGGCACTAGTGAAATAGAAATTGACCATAGTGCATCAGGTGGCAGCATCACACGATATTCAATTAACAGCACTTCACGTACCACAGTGTATGTTGGTGCTGTGAATGTGTTGGCATTGAATTTAAGCACAGCTGGAACTAACAGCACAGCAACTACAGGTCTTGCATTTGCACTGTATGATGGGCAGCAAATTGTGATACGAGTGTCTCAGAATGTTAAGTTTTTAAATATCACCAACGTAAAACCAGTTCGTCCAAGCACAGCATTACAATACAGCAGCAACTTGAACGATATCTATCGTATTGTTGCATACAACTTGGTAGATTCAACAGGTGAACAATTGCCGCCCAATGTAGCTGTATTGAGCACAGATACTGGTTTTTCATACTACACCTTTACACACGACTTTGCCGGAGTTGCTCGTGCTGATTTGGCCAACTACAATGCCAGTGCATTTGTTGCCATTGGTGCAGCGGGCAACAGCACTGGTAGCACAACACTAACTGTTAATCAAGTGGCAGGGACAATTGCCGCTGGTCAAACACTTGGAGGTATTGGTCTCACAACACAAACTGTTTCCAATGTGGTAATCAATACGGCTGTGACCACCGGCTCCACAATCAACAGCTCAGGTGTGTTCACTGTGGGCACATTGAGTTCTGGAACTGTTGCAATTGGTATGGTGTTGACTGGTGGTACTATCAGTGGAACTGTTTATATCACCAGTTACTTAACAGGTAGCGGCAGTGGCAGCACATGGCAAACCAACACAACGTCTGCAGTGGCCAGTGCCACTATCACTGGCACAAATTACACAGTCACACTGAGCAGAGTGCCATCTTTAACACCCATTGGCTCAGTTGTATTTTCAATTCAAACTCAAGGTTCAAAGTTGGGTGACAGTAAGATTGCTGTGTTGCCAGTCACAAGTTCTTCAATCATAAATCAAATCAATCAAGGAACTTATATAGTAGGTTGGGGCGGAAAAGTATTTAGAGTTGTGAGTTATACCCAATCAAATACACCAGCAAACGGCGTATATAATGCACCTGGAAGTTCTGGAACACTATTGGTATTGACCACAGTTGCTGGTGCATTTGCCAACGGACAAATTGTGACTGGAACTGGTTTCAACGGTAACCAATATGTTCAAAGTTTCTATACCACAGTTTCAAATAATGTAACCACAGCTTATATTACATTAACATCTGCGCCAGCCAGTACGCCCAGTGGCACAATCACCATTGGTGCTAACACATCTGCATACTTGACCATAGATCCCAACAGTGTAACAAATGTATCAAGTATTGGTACAGGTGTCAATGCTATGACTCTGGCAGGACAAACATTACAAACCACAGGAAGATTTGTAACATTTAACATACCTTACAGTGCCAATGCTGTGTTACCTCCAGTTGATAGTTTCTTAACAGTTGCTAATCAATCAAACACTCTGTACAATGGTACATATCAAGTGGTGTCTGTAAACAACAAAACACAAATTACTGTACCAAGCACAACCAACATCACATCTGGCATGGCTGTGAACTATGTGCAGACCACTATCACAATCACATCCATTGTGGCCAACACTCCTAGTGCAGGTTACTTCACTGTGAACTTTGCAACACAAGGCTCTACACCGTTCACTAGCAGTAACATTGTTGTGCTTTCTGGAGTCGCCGTAACAACAGCATACAATGGCACATACAGTGTGTATTCTGGTGGAGTATCAAGTGTTGTGATTGTAAGTAACACTACTGGTGCCGCTACTGTTACTGGTGCTACAATATCAACACCATTTGCCTATATACCAACAGGCACAATTGTGCAATCTGTTGACAGTAACACAGCATTCACAGTGAGTCCTGCAGCATGGGTACAATATGGTGCAGTTATCAATACCAGTTCTTCTGGCACAGTTGCCAGTGTGAGCATTACCAATCCAGGCAGTGGGTACACAAGTCCGCCAACATTGACATTCTCAGGCGGTGGTGTAACTAATCCTAGCCAACAGGCCATTGCTGTTTGTACCATTTCTGGAGGAAGCATCAGCAGCGTAACTGTTATCAGTGCTGGATTCGGATACACTAGTGTTCCAGTAATCACACTAAGCAATGTTTCAGGCAGTGCATTATTAACCCCAGTGATCACGACTCCGCAAATTATTAACACAGTTGCAAGTGCTGGTGCAAATACCACTCAGCTAACATTGCTGTATCCCAATGATCCTGGTACTGCTGGAAATGCAACAGCCGTGGCCAGCACATCTGCGGTTATGGCATCCAGTTCAATTAGTGCAGGTGCTGGCACATTTGTAGTTGGCACATTGAGTTCTGGCACAATTTCTGCTGGTATGATACTAACTGGTTCTGGGGTTGCTCAATTGTCATCATCGGCAATTGGAAATATTACCACATCAGCTGGTGTTGCTACAATAACGGTGGTTACTGGACTAACCAATCCGTATGCGGTTGGACAATTGATCACTGTAACTGGTGTGGTACCAACTGGTTACAACGGAACATATGCTGTGACAGCATCTGCTACCGCAACATTCAGTGCCACAGCAGGCCAAATTTCTGGCACTGTTTTGAGTCTAACTGGCACTGTTACCAATGCTGGTAACATCGCTGTGGGTAGTGTGATTGCTGGAACTGGTATCAGTGCAAACACATATATCACAGCAGTCAACACAGCAACATTTACCAGCACAATTGCCACAACCACAATTACAATTTCAGGATTATCAGTTGGCACAATCAGTGTTGGCATGGTGTTGAGTGGTGGCGGTGTAACAGCTGGTACCTATATCACTGAATTCTCGGGCGGCACTGGCGGCAATGGCACATACACCTTGAACCAAAGTGCCACAGGTACACCAACAACCGGCACAAGTTACACAGTCAATAACACACAAACATCAGCAAGTGTTGCTGTGGCAGGTTCATCAACCACAGTTAGTTATACAAATGCCACAACTGGTGCAATGACTGTTGCTGGTACTGTGTCAAGTAATGTGTACACTTACATCACAGGCGGATCAGGCTCCACATGGACTACTGCAACCAGCGTTGGAACAAATTATGCTGTGTCATCAACCACTATTACTGGTACTGGTAATTTGGTAACATTGAGTACAGTTAGCAATTTATCAATTGGCAATCAAATCACATTTGCATTGCCCGGTGCTGGAGTAACACTTGGTAACATTGTGGCTGGCACAACATATCACATCACCAATGTGATATCTGCATCAAACCAAGTAACCATAAGTGCAACACCTGGAGGAAGTTCTTTTGTGACTGGAACTACTAATCCTGGCGTAATGACATTCTACAGTCCAGGTTATGTGTTTGGTACACAGATAGTGGCCACTACTTTTGGTAGTACTACTTATAATGCAACACCTGCCAACTACAGTGTTGTGTTAAATTTCCTAGCCACAACAGCACCTGCTACTGGTGCATATTATTTTGTTTCAGGAAATACCAATGCGTTGTATAATGGATATTTCTTATGCACAGCCAGCTCAACAACCAGTATTACACTGACATATCCGTATGATCCTGGAGTTTACGCAGCAAGTTATACCACTATAACTTCAGAAATATCAAACGCAACCAGTGTGTCGTTGGGTATTAGTAAACCGTTCCCAACAACCAACGAACCAAAAACGTTGAGAATAGGATATCCAGGTGCAGCCAGTGGACAGATCACAGTTAAGATCAGTACCATGCGAGCCACCGGGCATGACTTTTTGAACATTGGTACAGGCGGTTACAACACCAGTAACTATCCAACACAGATTTATGGTAACCCAGCCATTGCACAAGTACAGAGTCAACAAGTGGTGGAAGAAACTGTGGGTCGTGTGTTCTATGTCACAACTGACGAGAACGGCATTTTCAAAGTGGGACGCTTCTTCCAAGTTGACCAAGGTACTGGTACTGTGACATTCTCAGCAAGCATTGCGTTGAGTAACCTTGCTGGTTTTGGATTTAGAAAAGGTGTTGTTGTTACTGAGTTCAGTACTGACGGAACCATGGCCAGCAATGCCAGTGATAAAGTTGCTGTGGAAAGTGCTATCAGAAGTTATATTGACAGTCGTTTGGGACTAACACACAACGGCAGTGCAACACCGTTGCTGAACTACATTGGGCCGGGGTTCATGCCGTTGGACGGCAGTTTGGGAATGAAGGGCAACCTCAATGCTGCTGGCTTCACAGTTAGCAATTTGCCAACTCCAGTTTATCCAACGGATGCTGTGAACAAATCGTATGTTGACAGCAACTTGTTGTCATTCAATGCCATCAGCAAAATGACAGATGCTACTATCAGTAGTCCACTAAGTGGCAACTTGTTGGTGTACAACGGAAGCAAGTGGGTTAACGCCAGTACCAGCGGTAATGTTGGTATCACTTTTGTGGGGTCAAACATTGTGGCTGCAATCAGTGCAGGCGCTGTGACTAACACCATGGTCAGCACTACTGCGGCAATTGCTCAAAGCAAATTGAGTATGAACGTTGCTGGCAGCTTGGCAACCAACACCAGCGGTAGTGGCTCAGCTGGTGCTATTGTGCAAGCTGACTTGGGACTAAGTGTGTTCAATAACAATGTATTCAGTGTAAGCGCCACTGGTTGGGTTGATTTGTTAACTTCATCCAGCGCAACAACTGGTGTTGCACTAAACAAGATTGTTCAAATCAGTACTGGCACAGTGTTGGGCAACAGAACTGGCAGTGCTGCAAGTCCAAGTGCTGTGACTTTTGCACAAGTGGTGAGTGATGCTGGTGGCGTTGTTAGTGCATCGTTTGGTTCAAGCGGTATAATGACTGTGACGTACAATGGTGTCAGCACAGCTGGAAACTCATACAGTGTAACACCAGTAAGTGTGACCAACGCTGTTAGTAGTATTGTTAGATCAGATACTGACAAGAGTGTTGACGTTGGCAGTTTGAAAGTTGGTACATTCAAAGCCATATCAGTTACAGGTGCTGGATCAACAGCGGTGCTGAACTTCAGCACACCTGGCGCAAGTACAGGCACAACATACTTCATGACAGCAACTGGCACTACGCCTGCTGCAACAACTGTCACAACTTTTGGAACATTTGACACAGCAAACGGAACACTAATTGCCAAAAACTTGTTTACCAATACCAGTGACAACACAGTGATAGGTAATATTCAAGGCAACTGGAAAGTTGGCTCAGGCAGCATTATAGATCTAAACACCTACAGTGCAGTACTCAAGGCGTCCACAATCACAACAGATGCAACTGATGGTGGACTTGGATACATTCAAGGCAACTGGAGTTTGGTTGGTGCCAGCAGACTACAAGCCACATATGCTGACTTGGCAGAGTATTATGAAGGTGACCAAGATTATGAACCAGGAACAATTTTGATATTTGGTGGAGACAAAGAAGTCACCACAACTGGTGTAATCAATGACACAAGACTGGCTGGAGTGGTAACAACTAATCCAGCGTATGTGATGAACAGTGAACAAACTGGCATCAAGGTGTGTATTGCACTGGCTGGCAGGGTTCCTGTCAAAATTGTGGGTCGTGTGAAGAAAGGGGATATGATAACTACTAGTGCTACACCTGGATATGCTGTCAAAGCAAATAGTCCAACATTGGGTGCGGTGCTGGGTAAGGCGCTGGAAGACAAAGACTACGGTGAAGCCGGAGTTATTGAAATTGCTGTTGGGAGAGTATAATGGCTAAATTAAATATTCTTGTTGGTGCAAATGCAAACGACAAAGCAGGCGATACACTACGCAATGCATTTATAAAAGTAAACGAAAACTTTACTGAACTGTATACCTTGACAGGTGGCGCCAGCACAGCATTGACGGAGCTGGCACAGGACTATGCGGCACCCTTGTTCAATCATGCCAGTCACACCAACATCACAGCAACCTATGATGATGCCAATAACAAAATATTGTTAACTGGGTCAGCGGCACAGGTACAAAGCAATTGGACTGCAACTACTGGTTTGGGAGTTATACTAAACAAGCCCACATTGTTCAGTGGTTCATATACGGACTTGACCAACAAGCCCACAATCCCAACCAGCTTCAGCAGTTTGGTCAACAGCACAAAAACAGTTAGCCTTGCTTCAACTGGTGTCTTATCATTGCCAGGTAGTTTAACATTCTCAGACGATGAATCGACAATAAGGGCTTTTGATCCAGCAGTTGACCTCATTAGCGGCCTATCTGTCTACGGAAAAAACCAGACGCTTATTGGTGCGCAAGGTGACACATATAGTTTCTCCTGGAAGTTTGGCCTTAAAACCAGTAACTCAACCTTAACGCCTGCTATAAGGTTTCCAGGTAGCGGTTGGTTACAAGAAGACTTCACTGATATTGCGAATCAGAATGTACCTCTACAACTTGGCAGTAGAGGTTCTATAACACTTACAACCACGCTTGCAGGTTACACCAACACTGAATACAACTGGGTATTTGGCAGAAATGGCAGCTTGACATTCCCCAACGCCACTGTACAGACCACAGCCTGGACTGGCAGTGTGGCTTATTCCAGCGTGACAGGCACACCAACAATACCTACCAGCTTCAGCAGTTTGGTCAACAGCACAAAAACTGTTAGTCTTGCTTCAACTGGTATCTTATCATTGCCAGCACAGGCTGTTCCACTGACCACGGTTAGCCAGATTACTTCAGCCACAATCAACCGAACCGGTGCCAGCACCGACACTGAAGCAATTGCTGCCGCTCAAGATTCGTGGTTTGGTGCCGAGCAAACGTGGGTAGATTTGCGAGACCAAGACGCGGCAACTATTGCTCCAGCAACTAGAACCTGGGCAGGATTACCTAGTTGGGAAGCATATCCGTTAATACTGGCGTATACGTCAGGCGGTGGTACTGGTGTTAGTAGTTTTCCATCAACAACCAACGCCGCAAAAAATGCTTACCTAGCATACAAAGAACTGGCATCTAACATTGACATTGTGTCAGGCGACAAGGTATTCAGTTTTGAAAATTCAGGAGCCTTGAGAGTTCCAGGAGTGATAACCAAAGACAACAGCTTGATATTGCAGAGTTCGGGAGTAAGTGGAGTATTACCAACTGGAAATTCTGCATCAATTAATCCCAACGGTAATCTTGGAAGAGTATTCATAAGAACCGATAATGGTACTACATTACGCACTTGGGAATTTGATATTAATGGTGTGCTGACATTGCCAGGTAATTTAAAATTCCCGGACTTAACAGTTCAGACCACCGCGTGGACTGGCAGTGTATCCAGTTTGGTCAACGGTACAAGAACTGTCAGTCTTGATAGTAATAGCAATTTAACATTCACCAACGGCGAACAAATTAAAACTAATTTCTTGGGTGGTGGAATAGAACTATACCAGTCAAGCGACAACACGATTGGAATCTATCCTGGTGGGGCAGAAATTAAGACCTTTATAACAGGTGGGCCAAAATACAAATGGCTCTTTGGCATAACTGGCAACACAACATTCCCAACAGGACTTGTACTAGGAGCACCAAGAGGAGTTAATACAGTTAACTTTACCTGTAGTGTTGATAAAGAGTTTCAAATTGAAACAGGGACTGCCAGTGCTGGCAGACTATGGCAATTTGGCACAGCAGGTAATACAACTTTTCCATCAGGGCTTACCTTACATAGATTAAGCACACCTTATTCTAACATCACCGCTGATCTTGACAAAATTTTACAAATTGCAACACAAACTTCCGGTGGCAGAAAAGAATGGACATTTGGCACCAATGGTAACTTAACTGCTCCAGGAAATCTCCAAGTTGAAGGCGGCAAATTAATTCTTAACACCGGTGGTAATGCTTATGTTGAGTCAGTTGATTACGGAGTCAACAGTGCCAACAGTGCATTAAATATCTTTGGCGGTCCTTATCAGAAAATTAACCTACGAGCTGGTTTTGGTACTGAATCAACTTGGACTTTGCGCACTAACGGACAAATGATATTTCCTCAAGGCACGGGTCTATTTGAATTGATTTCAGGGCCAACTAATACGTTTGGTATTTTTGCCAACGAGGTAGTAGGCAGAACTGTGACTATTAGAACATCTCCCCTTTCAGGAATTAACAAAGATTATGTGTTTGGTGCAGATGGTACATTAACATTCCCAGACTATACGGTTCAAAGCACAGCCTACATAGCACCAACCACTGGCAACAATGTGATTAGCTCTATGGGCCCTCTTACTATTAGTAGAAACGGCATGACCATCAGAGTCACATCAGCAGGCATGATACAAATGTCCTTTGACAGTGTGATCAATATCACAGGCCGAAGTTCAATAAACAATGCTGATTCGGTAGTTATCTCATCACCCAACGGAGTCACTACTGCTGGTACTCAATACAATATTGGAGCGGTATTAGCATTGGGCGATCATTTAACAGCCACCATTGTAGACCATGATTATCATAGGATCTACAGACTAACTGTGATTATACGCAGTAAAGACACAACTCCTGGACTGGAACTAGTAGTAGCATACGCAATTATTGAACAGATACAATAACGGTAAATACACTAAACGGAACGAATTATGTCAACAATACAAGAAATATTCTTAGGTAGCTACGCAAACGACGGCACAGGTGACGATTTACGCACAGCATTTATCAAAGTAAATGCAAATTTTGCTGCATTAAACATAGAAGTTGGCATTTCAACTGGTGCCAATGTGGGTGGTGGCACAGGCGTTTTTAAAACTAAAGCTGCTACCAATCTAGAATTTAAAACGTTGACCAGTACTGACAACTCAGTTGTTATCACCAACACAGCCGACACTGTGAATTTGCTAGGCACAACTTCATTGGTTCGCGACACAACTCCAACCTTAGCTGGAAATCTAAACCTAAACAGTCGTTACATCTACGGTGGCGACACACAAACTACAATTTATGGAATTGATCCAAATGTCAGCAACAGTTTGTTTTCAGTTGCCATGTCCACAACTCCAACCATCAATGCAGACTTTGGCACAATAACCCGACCAACCGGGTGGCAAAGATTTGCCAAGGGATTCACAGTGGACCTCAACGGCACTGGCACAGGCAGCGGATTTACCACACCTTTGGCAAACGATTATGATTTTGGTGCAGTAGCTGAACCTGGAATAAAAGTAAGCGGGAACATACTGTCACTGGGTACAAATCTAACAGTCACTGGCTCTGGCAACATCACGCTGACGTCCACAGGAATTACCAACCTAACATTGCCCAATTCAGGTGTGTTGGCCACATCCACTGGCAGATTGGATCAATTTGCTTTGACCAACAGCACACAATTACGCAGTGTTATCAGCGACGAAACAGGCGCAGGTTCTTTGGTGTTTGCCACTGGACCAGTATTGGTCACACCCAATATTGGAAGTGCCACAGCCAGTGAAATATCAACTGCACAAACAGTGTTTAATTTAGTTAATACCACAGCAACCACCATTGCATTTGGTGGTGCGGCCACCACACTGTCAATTGGTGCTGTCACAGGCACTACCACTGTCAAAAACAATTTGTCTGTGATTGGCAATTTAACGGTATCTGGCACTGTGCAATCAATTGGGTTACAAGGGGCAAATTATATAACTGTGAGTTCAACTGCTGTGTATGCACTGAGCACCACAGTTGTCAATAATGTTTTGTTAGTGACTGCATCTGGTTACACAGCAACGTTGACATTTCCGCCAGCACCTGTCAACG